AAGCTATTGATCAGGCGGTAAGCTATGGCAGATAAAAGATTTAGCGAAGCGGTAAAAAGCATTACCGCACAGATTGCAGGAACACCGCCAGCAGGCGTTTCAATTTACTATCCAAACCAAACAGGCTGGCAACAACCAGCAAACGCACCTTGGGCGCGGATTAATGTTATCAATACCGCATCAAATAACGTTGCCGTTGGTGGTGGCGCTGCTTGGGTGCGTCGAAATGGCTTGCTAGTTATCGACGTGTTTACGCCTAAAGGCTCAGGCATTAACGGCAATCTTGCGCTGTGTGAAGCGTTTATCGCGCTGTTAGAAAACACTGAATTCGGCAACGTAAAGACTTTCGAGGCTAACACTGCTAAAATTGAAGACGACCCTTGGTTGGGTTATCAAGTAACTATTAATTTTTATTGTGAGGGGTTCTAACCATGCCAACAACTGTAGCAGACCGTCAAATTGTTGGCGGTGATTGGAGATTCTACTTATCGGAACAAACCGCAAAGGGCGCAATTAACGCTAACCCAGTTTTTACGCCAGTGCGGCGCACAAGTGGGCGCTTCAAGAAGTCAATCAGTTATACTCAGTCGAGTGAAGTATCATTGGATTTTAACGCTGTTAAGCAGATCCAAGATACGCGAGAGCTGATGGCGGAGATTTCGACCGAAGCGACAAAGCAAACCATTCACCTGTTATTGTCTGCAATCCACGGTACTGAGCAAGTGGTTACTGTCACAGGCACAGGCATCGCGGCAACAGCGAGCGGCTTAACTGACTCAGGCAACGGCTTTACAAACCTGTCGGTGGGCGATTTTATTTTTGTCACAGGCTTTGCGAATGCTGCGAACAACCGTACATACCGCATCACAGCAAAAGTAAGCAACGGCTCTATCAGTACTTATCCAGCGCCAGCAGCAACAGCCGCAGCGGGACCGTCAATTACTATTAGCTGCCGCAAAACCTACAACGCCAACACGCCAACATACTACGCAGGCCAAAACCGCGTAATTGATGACATTGCAGTTGGCGACATCAACTACGACACGCCTTTTGATGGCTTAATCAATCAGCAAACGCTCGAAGTCGGCGAAACAGGTGTCATCACTTCGACCGTTTCAATGATGTTTGAAAAAGACTCAGCGGCAGCCACTGCAATCAGCGGTCAAACTGATGCGGCACAGTTAACCGATGATCCATTATCAGCAGTTCAGAACGTGGCAAACTGGTACTTTAATAACCTGGAAGCAATCTGCGTATTGAAGTCTGCCAACATCACTGTCAATAACAACTATCAGACCGACCAAGCGGCAGGTTGTACGCCTCGCATGTCACGCGGCCAGTTTGAAGTAACAATGGACGGCGCTTCACGTTCAACTATTGCAAACTCAATGGCTGTGCGCAATCTTTACTATGCAGGCACGCGAGTTGCTTTCGGTGTTGAGTTTGATCATGGCGGCGGTCATAAGACTGTTATCCACCTGCCACAGGTTGTATTGACTGAGTGGGATATGGAAGATGGACAGAATGCAATCAGTGCTGATACATTCAGCGCAGCGGCTGAGAAGTCAACTGCGCTAGGTTACACGATTGCCGTTTTCCGTAACTGGTCATAATGATTGGCAAGGTATAAACTAGGCTCTTCGGAGCCTTTTTTATTGGAGTGAAAAATGAAACTATCAGACTATCAAGAATCTAAACAGCTACAGCAAGAAGGTGCGCCAATAGCTGTTGGTGACTCTGTTTTCTATGTGCGCAGGCTTGGCACAAAAGAAAGCCAAGAAGCGATTAAAAACATTCGGCAGCAGCTTTACGGGCCATTTCACAAGATGTCAGAGGTTGACAATAACCGCCTTTACGGTCATTGGCTGACTGAGTACGGCGTTACAGGTTGGTCGAATGTTGAAGACCAAGACGGCGCACTCGAATACAGCAAAGAAGCAGCGCGAAACATCTTTACCAATCCAGAATACTTTTTGTCATTGAATGACTTGCTAATCAGCGCGGCTTTACGCTTTGAAAACTATCTACACGATGAAGCGCAAACAGACGGAGACAAGCTCGAAAAAAAGTAGCGACCGACTTTAGCGGTCGGGATTTGCAAGCGGATTACCAAGCAGCGTTACAGATGGACAAGTTCGGCGGCACTAATCACGCAGCAGCGGTGCTAAAAGAGCTTGAAGCGGTTGAGCTTGACGAAAGGCAGCAGTCATTGCTTTACGCTTTCTATGAGGCGCGTAGAGACTGCGAACCAGATAGGCGCGCATCATTAGCGACATTGCACCAAGTCACTGCTACAATAAGCTATGAGCAAGATTTGGCTGTGTCTGTGTTAAAGCGACTGGATGATCATCTGATGAAGCTAATCAACGACAAGCGGCAAAAAGAGATTGACGCAATAAAGCGCAAGGGGGCGAAGTGACCGATAAAATTATCCGAGTTAAGATTGAAGCGGGCGACAGCAAGATCCAGATTGAAAAGCTAGATAATGCCATGACTGAGCTTGGCGCATCAACTAACCAAGTTGTTGCAACGACCAACACAGCAGGAAAAACAATTGAGGCTTTCGGAATTCGTTTATCTGACGCTGATATTGCGCTTGGTCGGTTCATTGATAAGACTGGCAGAGTTCACGATGCTACAGGTCAGTTTACCTCTGGTTTCCTCGCAAGCGGTCAATCAGTAAAAGATTTTGCAATGCAGGTAAATGCCGCAAGCGGTCTAAATACTGATTTAACAAAGACTGCAAAAGGCGTTAAAGATGCCGTTGATGGCAGCTCAAACTCTTTAGGGAGCTTCGGCAGATCAGCTGGCCAAGCTGGTATGCAAATTCAACAATTAGTCGGACAGGTTCAAGGCGGCGTTTCGCCATTTGTTGCATTATCACAACAAGCAGCAGACCTTGGTTTTGTGCTTGGCTTTCCGTTACTTGGTGCTGTTGTAGGTATTGGCGCTGCATTGGCTGGTCCACTAGTGGCAGCATTTACCGAGGCAGAAGAAAAGGCGGATAAGTTTAAAGATACGCTAAAAGCCATTGAAGAAACGCAAGAAGAATTTAAAAATAACGCCGTAACCATCGAAGTCAATAAGCTGAACAATGAATTTGCAGCGCAGCAGCGCATCATTGACGATTTAAAGCGCAAGCAAGAGCAATACATTGAAGCCATGAAAAGCGGCGGCAATGCTCAATCGGCATATTCAGCTATTTTGTTTGAGATTTCCAGTCAGTTAACAGAAGCAAGTGCGAAGCAGAAAGACCTTGCTGATAAAATCTCAGAAGTTACCAGCGCGAGCCTAGCAAACAAGGCTGCTACTGACGCACAAGCTGAGTCGGTCAAATCTATGGTTGAAAGCTTAGAGCTTCAACGTGTAACGCTTGAGCAAGGACAGCTTGAGGGTAAACTATACGCAGCAGCGCAGAAATTGCAGTTAGATAGTCTCGAAGCGTTACCACCGATGATTGTTGAAAACATCATTGCCATCCACGAGTTAGAACAGGCGCAAAAGGCACAAAAAGAAGCGGCTCAAGAGCTTGTCAGAGTTAACAGAGAGCAAGAGCAGCAAGCCAAACAAAAAGCCCGTGATGATGAGCAGGAAGCTAGACGAGTTGAGCGAGAGCAGCAACGCATCGATCAACGCATTGCTAACATGCGGCTTGAGACGCAAACAATGGCGAGCGAGATTGCATTACAGCAAGGCTTGCTCGATGGCAAGTTTAGCGCTGAACAGGCTCAGCTTGCGGCACAAACTGCATCTAAAATCATGGCGGCTTCTACTGAGTACGAACAGTTGAGAGCGTTGGCGGCAGATGATAAGGCTCGACAATTAGAGGCTGAAGTTGCATTCAAGGAGCAACTAAAAGCAATCAATGAGCAGTATGCAATGGATCAGGATGCGCTTTCAGCTAATACAATGCTGAATCAAGCACAATACGCGCAACAGCTAAGAGATATTCAGTTTAACTCAGCACAAACAGCATTAAATGCCATGTCATCATTCACGAAGCAAGGCTCAGCACTACAGAAAGGTTTATTTCTAGCGCTTAAAGGTGTTCAGGCTGCACAGGCTTACACTAGCGGCTTAACGGCTGCAATGCTTGCAAGGGCGACTATTCCATACCCTGCAAGCGAGCCTATTGCAGCAGCACAAATCGCTGCGGGTAAAATATCGGCGGCGGCAATCATGGCAACTGGTATTGCTGGCGCTTTTGGTGGTGGCGGTGGTTCTATTGGCGGCGGTGGCGGCAACTACTCACCAAGCGCGCCAACACTCCCAACAACGCCACAATCAGCGCCGCAGGTTGGCAGCTTTGAGATAACTGGTTTAGCTGGATTGCAGGAGCAACTTGATAGATTGGACAATGACGAAGTTTTACCAGTATCATTTACCAAGCGGCTTGTTGCTAGTTTAGAATCAGTTCAACGCTTACAAGGAGCATAAATTGGATATTTTCTTATCGCCTGAAAGCGTTGTTGCTGGCGGTTCAAACACGAAAGCAACTTTCATCCTTTATCAAAACGCCATGCAAGGTGCAACTGTTGTCACTGGCGGCGATGTTTCTGCGCTGCACGACTGGATGACAAACATTTTTTACAGCAAGGCAGCAGGCTCAAACACTGTTGAACTATCATTCACTAGCCAGCCTGTTAACTGTGTCGGACTTGCTGGCGTAAACTGGTTATCTGGCGGCGTGGATTGCGATTTTTACACATGGAACGGCTCAGCATGGGTGCTGCAATGCAATCTAACAGCAGATGAAGACCACAAGCCAGTAATGCGCGTATTCACGCAGGTAGAAACAACTAAAGTTCGTTTTGTGTTCACATCAACAGCAACGCTTTATGTTGGAGAAGCCGCTTTTGGTGAGGCTTTGCAAATGCCGTCTTTGCCTGCCGTTGGTTTGCAGCCTGGCGAATGGTCAGACGATGACGAAATCACAGCAAGCACAACTCAAAGTCTAAATCTTGGCGCGTCAACCATCGAGCGCAAAGGCTCAACACAGGTAATGCAGTTTAATTATATTTCACCTGATTTTATGGATGGTCAGTTTACGCAGTTTAGAAAGATTGCCAAAGGTCGCCCAGTGTGGTGCGGCTGGAATCAATACGACAGACAAGGTGCGGTTATTTTCGGCCATTGGGAAGCGTCAAAGCCTAAATTTGACACCAGCTATTTCACCTCGCTGCAACTGACAATCAAGGGGGTTGTATGAGCTTTGACAGCCTAAAAGTGCAATCTCAGCGCGAGTTATGCGTTATCTTTGAAATTGATTTGGACATTAATGATCCAGCTTTTGACAGTGAGTTTGCGCTTGATCCGTCAAGCTATGGCACACCAAAGACAACCAATGATATTCGTGCTTACAAAGAAGGCGAGTTTCGCACATATCGCTACTCAAATCAGCGGATAGTTAACTTAGATTGCTTTCCGTACCTAATGGACGCGAAAAGCAACGCGCCTAAAGCTAATCCAGGTATTGACATCGGTTTCAGGGCTTCGGCAAATATCACGCTGAAAGACTTTGTGAGTACTGACGCATACGAACTACAAGGCTTATACGCTGACCGCCGGGTGACTGGGTCACATTGGGCCAAGTTATTTGCTCGCAACTTCATCAAGAACCGCCCCGCTCGCATTAAGCGAGGTTATTTGGTCAATGGCGTTTATGATGCGGCTAACTTCAACACTGAACACTATATTGTCGATGAGTACCAAAATCCGACACTGAGCGCCAACGTTACTTTTTCATTAGTTGACGTTTTAGCATTAACCAACGGCATCAACGCCAAAGCGCCTGAAACAAGCAACGCCACGTTAAACGCAGCAATCACTACAGCAAGCACGACTGCGACTATCACGCTTGAGGATGGTTTGACGGCTGCGGAAATAGAAGCGAAGTTTGGCGCGAATGGTGCAACGGGCACTTTAGCCATTGATAGCGAATACATGGGCTACACAGTCACAAGCGCTACGGGTGTCGCGCCTGTTGTTGTATCGCTTACTCGCGCTCAATTCGGCACAGCTTTAGCGGCTCACGATATTAATTCAACAGTACAGCGCTGCGTTGCTTGGCCTAGTTTAACCAATATCGTAGACATCATTGACGAGCTGATCCGAGATTACACTGACATAGACGAAAGCTACATCCCGTCAACTGAATGGGATGCACTGAAAGCGGGCGAGCTATCAGGTTTCATGCTGAAAAACTGCATTGCAAAAGAGACTGAGATCAAATCGCTGCTAAATCAGTTGATACAAATCGCTGGTCTGACAATGTATGTCGATGTAGTTGAGCGCAAGATAAAAATCACTGCAACGCCAAACTTCGATGCGCCAGTTATCACGCTCAACCAATCGCAACACATCGAGCAGGGTACACTGCAAGTCAAAAACAAGTTCGATAAGTTGGTCACAAGGCAGCTAGTAAGTTGGGCACCTGTTGACTATTCAAGCGAAGAGCAGCGCAACTACGCCAAGACATTCAGAGTCGCAGCGATCCTTGAGGAAGATAAAAGCAGGCTTGGCACTAAAAACGCGGGGGCTGATGTTGTTAGTCGGTGGCTACCTAATACGCCAGATGGCAATCAGATTGCCACAGGCATTGCGCAGCGTAACGTTGCGCGGTTCAGTCAAGTTCCTGTTGAGGTATCGTTTGAGGTAGATTCAGCTTACATCGGCACAGTTGCAGGCGGTCGCATGTGGCTTGGTTCAGTGTTTGCCATCGAGACAATCAGCGAAGTTTATTGCAACGGAGCTTTTGAGCCTGAGGTTTTGATTTGCCAATGCACAAGCGTAGTCGCAGCAAGTAAGGCGGATAAATGGCGCATCACAGGCATTAGCTACAAAGCAAACGTACCGCCAAACGCTGACTATTACATTGCGGCAGGTGAGTATTTTAACTACATCCTTTCGGATAACTTTAGTTTTACCGAGGCGCGAGAATACACAGTTGTAATCAGCTCAGGCGCAATATTCGGTTCAACATCCGAGGCTTGGGCATCATTCAGACAAGGAACATTTCCAAGCGGCGCAACGCTTCGCATCATCAACCAAGGGCAGTTTATTGGTATCGGTGGCGTTGGTGGTTCTGGCGCAACGCCTGAATGGGACCCTGAATTAGTCGCCTGTCTGGATGTTGTCGGTAATTTCGGTTCTCTTGGTGGCGCGGGCTGTGAGTTTACGACTAACGCAGTGATTGACAACACTTTCGGCTTAATCGCTGGCGGCGGGCAAGGCGGTAAAGGTGGTAACGGTCGCTGCATTAGTCCGACTGTTATTTATCCTGGCGCTGGTGGTGGTGGCGGTCAGGGTTTTGCTGGTGGCTTGGGCGGCGTTGCTGGTTCAGGCTCTGTTTCTTCGGGCGCGGGCTTTGTTGGCGATAAGAATTACGCTGGCGCTGGCGGTGTTGGCTACACAGCGTCAGAAGATGGATTTGCTGGATTTGGTCTTGGTAGCGCCCCGTCAATCATTACAAACGGCAACACGGTAACAATAACAGGCGGTAATAACGCAGAGCAGGTGCGTGGCGCGATTGTTTAATATAAACTAGACTGATTATTAAACGGAGATTTCAAGCAATGCAGAAATATAACGGTCAACTAATTCGTCAATTTGCATCAAGCGTAACAGGTAACGCAGCAAGCGGTGTTACTGTCACGGTGCGCAAACAGTCTGACAACTCATTGGCAACGCTTTATGTTGAGAATAATATTGCAGGTGCTACTTTGTCGAATCCTTTAACAACTGGTTCAACTGGGCACTTTGCGTTTTATGCTGCCGATGGCGTTTACACGCTGGCTTTTTCAGACAACACCCCGCAGCAAGTAATTCAGTTGCAAGATACCGTTGAACTGCAAGAGCAATTCGATAACGCAGTTGCAAATGCTGGCTACATTCCAAGCGGGATGTTTGCAGCAGGCGCGACATTGACGCAGGCTAATCAAGTGCTTTCTGATGGCTCGTCGTATTGGCGTTGGGATGGCTCATTTCCAAAGACCGTAACAGCGGGGAGTGCACCAACCCCAACAGGCGTTGGCGGCTGGTTTGTTGTTAGTGATTTTGCAGTAAGGCAGGATTTAAGTGATGGCAAGATCAACGGGATTGGTTTTGTTACTCCTGAAATGCACGGAGGCAGCATTCAGGCCGCCATCACTGCCGCAGGCGTTAACGGCGTTATTTCATTAAAGCCCAAACAGACTTATGTTGTTGACAGAGAAATAACAATGCTAGACGGTCAAACATTGATCGGAAATAAGGCTGTTATCAAGCGAGTTAACCAAGTTGTCACAACCACAACAACTGCCATCACTGCTGGCGTTACAACTTCAGTTACGCTTACGAGTGCAACTGGCTTTTCCATAGGCCAAGAAGTTGCATTTGCTCAAAATGGCGTCGCAAGGGGGAGTTTGGTTTTTGGTGTAAGCTTATCTGTAAAACGCACTATAACAAACATAGTTGGCAACATCATCACATTAAATGCAGCGCCAGACATTAACCTAACATCGGGATCAACTTGCTTCTTGGCTTTTGTTTCTGTTGAGATGGCTGAGGATTGCGAAGTTAGCGGATTAAGATTCGACGGAAACAAGGCGAATTGGTCTTATAATAGGTGGGAGGTTATTTGCGAGTTAAGCACTCTAAGCGGAAAGAATGGACAGCTTATTGAAAATAACCTGTTTATCAATAGTCCAAGCGAGTGCATCATCCCATTCGGCGACGACTGCTTAATCAGCAACAATAAATTCAAAGACTCTAATGGGAACGCGGTGCATCTCAGCGGTGTGCAGAATTGTATTATTAGCAAAAACATTGGCAAGAATGGTAACATCGATTCAGCTGTTGGTCATCAAGACGGCTTTGTTTCGGTGTCTAACGAGAACCTGCAAATCATTATCTCAGATAACATTGCGCGGCAGTACATCTCAGGCGTTGGTGCTATCAATGGCACAGATGACGACTTCACTGTGAGCGGCAATGATTTCTATGATATGTACTGTTTCGGTATCGAGGGCGGTTCTGACGTTGCCAATGTCACGATCACGGGGAATCGTATTAAAAACGTACCGACCAACACTGCTGCAAGACCAGGCAGCCCGAACTATGGCGGAATTGTACTCACTGCGTTAACCAGTGGCAAGTACACGATTGTCAATAACATAGTTTCTGGCGTTGTTGGCACAAACAGAGGTCTAGCGATAAGTGGTACAACTGGCAACGCTGCAAATGGATTTACTGTAAACAACAACCAGTTTGACGGAACAAGCATTGTTAGCAACATTTCTGATTATGAAATGGCTTCCAACAAGTTTAACGGTCAGCTAACTATTGGTACTAGCGTTCGGGGCGATATCCACCACAATCGAGTGAGTGTTGCGGCTGGCGTTGTAGCTGTTCAGCTTAATGCATCAAACACTTATGAAGATATTTCAATCTGCGACAACAAAATACAGGGCGGAATTTTCGGGCTATCACTTACATCGAATGCCACTTTATACAAAGGGATCAGCGTTAAGCGCAACAAGTTCTATAACCAAACAAACAGAGGTTTTAACTTCGAGACTTTCGCCAACACTTTGAGCGGCATGTGGATTGAGGATAATGAGTTCTTTACTGGGCCAGATGCGCTGACAAGTTACATTGGATGCGTAATGTACGCAAACGATGTGACTGTTGCCAGAAATAAATGCATCAATGATGGTGCAGCGGGCACTCGGATCGGCATAACAGCAGCTGTAGGCGGTACAAAAACAAACGTGCTTATATATGATAACGAAGTTAGGGGCGATTGGTCGCACACTATACTACTAACCGCGAGCACTGGTGTTTATGCCTCTAGAAACTTGCTGAAAACAAAAGATGTAAGCAATCCAACGGGCAACTTTGTGACAGGATCAGTGGTGTTCTAATGCTAACAATCAAACGCTGGTATCATAACGATTGCACTATCGGGCGGCTCACGCTGTCTGGTAGTGCGTTTCAGTGCTTTACTTTGGAATTGCCGTGGAAGGAAAACGAGCGCGGCGTAAGTTGTATTCCAAAAGGCAAGTATCAAGCCTTTAAGCGTCAATCGCCCAAGAATGGCTCGGTTGTCGAATTCCTGAATGTACCGCAGCGGTCAAATATTCAGATTCATGCGGGGAACTACACGCGGCAAATTGAAGGCTGCATCTTGGTTGGTGTAAGCGTTGCCTTCTTGGATTCTGACTCAATACCAGACGTTGCCAACTCAAAGGTTACACTTGATAAACTATTGGCTTTATTGCCTGATAAATTCGAGGTGGAAATATTATGAGCCTAATCGACAAACTAACCGACTTTGTGGGCGGTGGACTGTTTAAAGAAGCCAAGGAATTAATCAAGGATTACTGGCCGCCTGATTTATCGCCAGAGAAGCGCGCAGAGCTAGAAGCTAAGTTGGCGGAGCTTGAACATGAAAAGGAAATTAAGTTAGCTGAACTCACGCAAGCGCAATTCCAGGTTGAAGCAGACGACAAGAAAAACGCTCGAGCAGAGCATAAGGCATCGTACATGCCAGCAATGCTTTCGCTGCTTTTAACGGCTTTTATTGCTGGTATTGTGTGGCTGTTGTTTTACGTCGAAATGCCCGAAGGCAGCAAAGAAGTGCTGTTTATGCTTCTAGGTATTGTTGTCAAAGAGTGGGGCGGTTCGATGCAATATTGGTTCGGTACAACTCGCGGCAGTGAAGAGAAAACGAGGCTACTTAACAAATGAAGCGCCTATACAACTTGCTAATCTCAATCGACCAGCTTTTTGCGGTGCTGTTATTCGGAGCCAATCCAGACCAGACCATTTCAGGCTATGTTGGCTATAAGTCAATGACAACAAGCAAAAAGCGGTATAAACTTTACGAATGGCTAATTAATGCGCTGTTTCGTCCGTGGGAGAAAAACTATTGCAGAAACGCGATTGAATACGACAGATTAAACTCAGATCATCGGAGCGAATAATGGTTATCACAAGACAACAAGCAGCAACAGGCGCAAGCTCAACATTTCAGTTATTTAGTCAAAACTACACTATTCAAGCTGGCGTAGTTGGCACAGGTGCAGTCACTGCAACGGTATTGATTGAAGTAAGTAACGATCCATCATTAGGGTGGCTCACACTAGCAACGTTCAACCTAAGCGGTACAACATCAGCAACAGATGGTTTTGCTTTTGATGCTAAGTGGACTTTCATCCGCTCTAACGTCACGGCAATCTCAGGCACAGGCGCGCAAGTAACGGTTGATGCGGGAGGTTTTAAAGATGGCTGTAAATGTGAATTATCCTATTGCTGGAAATGCTCCAGCTAATTACGGCGAGGTTGTTTCTCAGGTTTCGTTTAATAAAAGTGTAAACCCTATTAATTTTGAGCTTCACCAAGGTCAGCCCATTGGCATCACAAAGCCTGTTGAAAAATATGGTCAGGTTGTTGCCAACTTCCTTGCTGGTCAATGGTCTGCGGTTGCAGGCAGTCCAACTTTAACTCAAGGCTTTACCGGCTTTGATGCTAACGGCAACGTTACAGGGATAAAATCGCGGACTGGGCAAGCTGGAATGTTGCTGGTTGAGCCAACAGTTGATACAACAACGCAGATTTCTTTAGGTGCTCCATCAACCAACATCCTGACATCAACACTCAACGGAAAGATTGGCATATGGGTTTACATTCAGCCAGCAGCATCTAGCGGCAATATTGCATTTTCAATTCAATGCGAAATGTCAACACAAGCGGGTGCAACTGGTGCAACGAACGGCTTGATGGTTCAATTTTCGCCGAACTCGCTCAGGGAGGGGTGGAACTTTTTAACTTTTGTAATGCGGGATTGGCAGGCTTATGTGTCTGGATCAGGGGTTACAGAGCTTCATCCTGACGGACTGGCTCCAACCACTTACGGAACAGGGGCCAATGCAAATATTCTTTCAAATCCGATAACATTTATCCGATTAAACATTCAGGGTTCTGGCGCGACAGGCTCAAAGCTTTACTTTGATTCTATTTGGACTGATTTTCAATCAAAGGCGCAGGTTATTTTGGGTTGTGATGGCGGCGTAAATGATGTTGAAATTGCGCTACCTATATTTCAAAAGTATGGATGGGTCGGGTACACAGCATTTCCTTACAGGATTTGGGTTTCTGGGAGCAAGAGTATTGCAAACTTAAACAGCAATTTGACGCCAGACGGATTTACCATGTATGCTGCTGGATGGGATTTTACAAATCACACAGCCAACCATTTGGCGAACTGCTCACTAACATCGCCCGCTGAAATCGATTATGAGCTGACGGTGGCGCAGGCTTGGCAAAACTCTCTCGGTCTTGAGCGTGGTGCAGAGTTTTACGTGTCTCCGCAATCTAGCACGAGCCGATTAGCAGAGAATGTCATATCAAAGCTCGGATATAAAATGCAAAGGCACAGCAAGCACAGAAACAATCATGTAACGCCTTTTGGCATTGATAACCCGTCCCATGTTGGAAGTTATGACATTGGCAGTAGGGGATCAAACGCTTATTTTGCGATTACTGGCGGCGTAGGCTCTGGTGTAACTAATGGTTTTCAGCAGTTTAGCAGAATAAAAAACATGATCGATATTGCGATTGCTTACGGTTACGCAGATTTCCCGTTTTGGCACGGCATAACAACCGTTGGCGATGACGGAACAGGCGAAGGTCTGACGGGCGATAACCTGCTTATCTATGCAAGCGCATTCACAAAGATGTGCGAGTACATACGCCAAAAAGAATTGGCAGGCGAGATCGAAGTTTGTCGCGGTATGACTGGATTTTATTATGGGGTGCAATATGATTAATTGGAAAAATACTTGCTGCGCTTGGCATGGTGAATATGCGGAGGCTGAGCATGTTGATGGCGGCATGCTAAGGCTTAAGCGCGGCTTTGGGATTGACGGAATCTTGGTTATGCACTTTTCAATATCTGGAGAGTGTTTAACTGTAAATAAAGATGGCGCACCAGATTATAAATTAATGACAGAATCCGAGGTTGAATCTATTGTAAAATAGCCGCATCAAGCGGCTATCTGTTTTGCTTCGTAGTAAACTTGCGGGCTGATACCAACTTGTTTACACGCTTCTCGTTTAGTCATGCCATTCGCCGCTAGTTGGTCAACAATAGCGGCTTTTTTCTTGTTTGATTTCATTCGCTCGATATAGCTTGGCGGCAACCCGATAAAACCTAGCTTGGCTCTGACTACTCGCACAAAGCTACGGTCAATGCCTGTGCGCCGCCTTACTTCGTGGGCGCTATAGCCTCGGCGCAACAGAATCTCTACAGTGCGCTCTAAGCTGCTATCGGCTTTCTTGTAATGCCTTACTAGCTGACCAGCTTCTGCGCATACTGCAAGCACATCCAAGCGCGTTGCGTTGAACTTCTGAGCTATAGCTGATGCACTCAATCCAGCCTTTGCAAGCTCCAGGATTAACGGCTTATCTTCTGCACTAACCATTTAGTTTCACCAACTTTGCTTCAGTCCGATGGTACTTGTTGCCTTTTGCATCCACCCAAGCAAAACCGTAACTTCTAACTGTAACAAGCTCGCCTGTTTTAATGATGCGAATTACTGCTGTTTTCATGGTCTTAACTCCGACAGATCAATAGTCCGCATTGCGTTGAAGCGCTGATAAGTTGGCTTCTTCGGCTGATAACCAAAGAACTTGATACGCACAGAATGAATAACGCCATGAGGTGCGCCTGTTTCAGCAATGATTGTGTGAATATCTTCAACGCCTTGTTTTATCAAGTCATACACAGAGCGGCTCATTGTGCCTTCTTTTGGGATTGATGGCACAATCCGCTTACTAGGGCGCGATTTAAACTTAACAGGCGAAATCTGATTAAAGTATCTGCGCATGTTGCGGATTTGCTCGATGCTGATGTCAACCGCTGCGGCAATATCGGCGTTGTTATAGCCTTGCTCGATCATGTTGTAGACGATGCGTTTCATAACTTCCGCTCCTTAATCATTGCGAAATCCAACAAATCAGCAATTCGAGGTTCATGACACAGCCTTGCCAACTCTGCATTTTCTTCAAGTGTCAGGCTGTCATCGAATCTGAATAATCCACTGCGACAGATGCCGCCAACAGCTTGGTAAAGTTCATCCTGATTGCGCGCTTTGATGATGGCGGCTTTTGCCTCGGCTAGACCTTTCATTTCAACACCTCATTTAGCTTTTTTTCAATTTCAATCAAGTCTGTTAAAAGTGGCATTTCGCCTTGATAAGAAATAAAAGCCGAAAGCTCCAGTACATCCATACCTAAAGCATTGGCTATCAAATTAAGTCTGTATGGCTTTGCGGCTCTAATTCTTTCAACTACTGAAACGTGCTTGTTGTGCCTAGCCTGTTGGTAGGGTTTCATTTTCCCTTTCTCCAAGGTTTATCATTACCAGTGCGCAAAAACTCCGCAAAGTCTTCGCTGATTCGCGCATTTTCTTCAATGCGCTTAATCTCTTTACGTCCGATGTGGATCGTCACAGCGATTGCGACGATAGTGGCCAAGATTAAGAATTCGATCATTTTGCCAACTCCATAAAACTTAAATAAATAACAGTAAAAAACATTGCTACAGTGAGCAGTGTTAATCCGATTTCGTAGGCGATACGTTTCCAATTACGCATAAACAATTTCCTCGATTTTTTCAATAGCAGCTTTCAATGCACCAACTGTTAAGTCCTGAACCCCGATAAATAGCGACGGTTCATCATCCAGCAAAGTAACGTAAAAATGGCCGTAGCCGTCTTTGGTGTAAGTCGTTGCAACGAGGTTGTTACTCATGTTGCTAGTCGCAAAACAAAGAGCATGCAATTCACCGACCAACTGCATAATCACTGGGTTGATTTGCATATCGATTAACTTTGTGGCGCGTTCACGCTTGGCTGGCGTCCATTTTTTAACGCTGTTTGGCGACAGGTTGAACGCCTTGGCGATTTCTTTGATTGGTTTCATTTTATATCCTCATTGGTTGACTCGAATTTAATATAATACCGATACCGATAACGGTCAAGCGATAAATCAAAAAAAGGCGAATTATTTTTCGCCTAGTTCACTCGTTAGCTGCTCAGCCCACAAACTGAGATAACTAACCCCATCCAACAAGCTATCCTGGTGCAGTCTATCAGGCGAGCTGTACTGTCTAACCAGCTTCACCATCGTCAGCAGCAAGCAAACATCCGAGCCTGTCAGTGATTTACCCGTTGCCGCATTAAACGCGCTGGCGGCGGCTGCAAAGCTTCTTTCACCTGTACCGCTTGCATCGTATTGCTTTCCACGTTCAGATTGCACAGCAACGCAGGCGTTGAGAAATTCGACGGCTGTTTTTGGTTGGTCGTTCTGATAATGCTCACCAGTGTTACCATTCTGCGCAATCGCTGAAATCCGCTCGTCGGTTTCGGGCCATTGTTGGGGGCGCTCGCAGTAGTCTTGCTGATCTTTTCTGTTGCGGATGTTGTACATTGACTCATGCCACCAATCGTTTTCAAAATAAAGAAGATTTCCGTATTCATCTTTTTTATAAAAACAACCGCAACAATAAAACTCCGCCCCTTCAGGTGCTGTTTGCCAATCTATTTCCATGTCTTCAACCCCTGTTTAATCCGCTTCAAATTCCAATCACACGCCATCTTAATGGCATCCTCAATATCTTTCTCATTAGGCTCGTCACGATTGCGCTCTAGGCATAATTGCTCTGCTGTGATTAGCTCGAATTCGGTTGGTGGTAAAGCCAGCATTATGCTGGCTCATAGGTTTTTGCAAAATATCTGGTTTGCACGGGTAGAATTCTCCGTTTACCCATTTAATCACAAAATCGCCAATGCTTGCAATCATGGTTCCTTCAAGAGTTTTAATGTGTAAGCCTGAAGGGTTTTCTTTTCTCACAAATCTATACTCATTTGTGTAGGTTCTGTATCCCTCGTGCGCATAGCCGATAAATCTTTCAACTTCTTCAAAATTGGATTCTGTTAGCTGAACAGCTTCTATTACTACTGGTTTTTTGCGATAAAACATATTTTCTCCAAAGCGCCCGAAGGCGCTGCTAGTTAATTAAATACAGTGCAACAAGCGCTTGCAGCTTAATCCGATTGGAGCAAAGGGAATGTCATCCTCGAAGTCTGGCGAATTCTGATAGCTGCTGTGGTTTTGTTGCGGCGGCCGTCCGATCATCGGCTGGTAACCTTGTGGCGGCTGCTGGCGCTGTGGTGCTGGTTGTTGTGGTTGGCGCTGTTGCTGTTGCGGCTGCTGTGCTGGCGCTTGTTGTGGCGCATTAACAAAGCCTAGCTTTGCATCAAGCAATTCGATTGACAGGCTCAAGCCGTTATTGCCTTGGAATTGTCTAATCTTCAACTTTTCGCCTGACACCTCAACGACAGCGCCCTCAACCAGGACTTGCTGGTAAAATTGCACTTGCGCCGGAGCTTTGGCGAAAATTACTGCTTCGAAGTTGGTCCAAGCATCTGACTTTGTTTCTCTATCATAAAACTTCACACCTAAGCGAATGCCGAAGCCTGTTGACTCGACTGCTTGGAATTGTGTTGCGGCTTTGTTTAGTTTGCCGACGATTGTTGTTGCCATGTTATATCCTTACTCTGATAAGTGATTGTCGATAAATTTCATTACTAAAATGCAAGCGCTTTCTATATCTTCGGCGGCAAACTCGCAATTTGCGGTCGTTAAGTTTGTTCCTTGCAATGTTGCAGGATCAATTACTCCGCGCCTAACCTGATAAATAATATCGTCTAGCTCATTTATAACTTCTTCAAGCCTTTCTCTGTACATACGGCCTCGCAGGGGCGCAACGCGCCCGATTAATTAAAGTTCAAAATTATCGTCTTGGTCTGCTTCAACTACGACAGGCGCGACAGCTTCAAGCTGTGCAAGCTGGTCCTGTGATAGCTGGCCAGTTTGTTGGCACTTGGCGATCACTTGCTGTAATGTCATTTCGCCTTTCTGCATTAGCTCTGCCATCTTCGGTAATGCTGCGGTGAAGCGCTCCGCAGGATAGGCAGGCTGCGACACATCCAGGCAAGCAATATGCAGCGGAACGCGCTGTTGACGGTTGATTGCTTCAACCACAACGATGCCGCGTTGGTCGATATGTGACATAGCCTTGACGCGAATACCGCCAACTTCCTTGCCTGCATACTTAACTGACGCATCGAAATGCAGTTTAACAAACTTGCCGATCCAATCGTTAGACTCCCAACCCCAACCAGCAGCGATAACTCGTCGCATGCCTTTGCTTGGCTTCCAAGGTCGGTTGTTGTCGCCGTCAAAGTAGACAGCAACAGGTTGATCTTTGCTGCTGCCAACAACAACGTCACGAATACGGATAACCAAATCAACGCCCATGATGTCGGTCGCGTTTAACTGGTCCGACTTTGCTTCTAGTGTTGCTCTTACATCTGCCATTAGAATGACTCCTGTAGTTCTGGATCTGCTGCCCAATATGGCAGGGTAATATATTCAACGTCGCCTGCTGGCATCGGCCAGTTGTCGCTGCTCAAGCATTCTGCGTACAGGTCAAGCGCTTCGCGGTACAGCTTGCGTCCATAGTCAATAGATGGCGTGTCAAGCACAAACACGCGGCTTGCGTTTGGTGCGTCTTTCTCGACTGCTAAGAACTCAAAGCCCTTCAGTTGCTCACCTGTTGACCATTCAAACACGTCTGCATAAAACGCTGCTTGCACATGGTAACGATAGTTCGCAACTGACTTGGCAAAGTCGCGCAAGTCCTGAGTTGTTTTCAGGTCAACGCTTAGCAAGTCGCTTGTCAGCTTGTCAAACTTACACTTGACCAGTACGCCTGTTACTGGATCAGAAGCAAAGCACGCAATTTCGCACCAGCCTGGCGCATCAAGTCGTTGTTTGGCTGCGACGTTGAGTTGTAGCGCTGCTTGCATGCCTAACACTGCATCGGCTTCACTGCCAGTTAGCACGTTATCAGCGCCAAACTGCTCAACTGCTTGTTTGTAAGCGCTGCTGCGGCGGTCTGTTACATCTTTCAACAGCATGTATTGCTTGTTGAACACTTCAGGCTCAAGGATGGCGGCATGTGTTGCGCTGCCGATAACCATAGCGCGCGTTGGTTCATTTGGTGAACGGTAAGCGTAATGGGCTGGACTGCGTGCAATCAGGTCCAAGCCTGACTTGCTGATGCCAGCGTAAGCGTGATAAACGTCGTTCGGCATGTTTAATACCAAACAGCCTTGAGCGGCAAGCTCTGGCGTCAGTTCTGAGTAGTCGATGATTTTCATTTGTCAGTTTCCTGTTGTTGTTGACGGTTGACATTATTACCTTGCTTGATTACTATGTCAACCGCTTAATGTTAAAATTTTAATTAAGAGGTGAGATATGTTGACGGTTGAGCAAATTAAAAAAAGGCTTGAGCATAGTAATTTAAAAGCTGTTGCAACGGCTACTGGAGTTCATTTCAACACTGTTTACAGGTTTGTTAAAGATGGTTCGCAACCGTCTTATAAAACAGTAAAAGCTTTAAGTGACTATTTGGAGTCTATGCAATGAGCGCTAGAGCTGAAGCTGCAGAACTAGGCTTAAAGCTGTACAAATCAACATGCAGTCGGTGTGGAGATTGTGAACGCCGAGTTGATAGCGGCTCTTGCATATCTTGCGCAAAGGCAAGGCGTAAAAAGGTTTACACAGAACAAAGGCGCGTTGATGGTTCGATTGTGTTCTCTAAGCGCTGTGCGTTGTGTGAGGCTGAAACAGAACACTATTCATCAAACGGAAACTGCAAGCCATGTGCTAACAAAAGAAGCATGCAGCATTATCTAGCCAATAGAGAAAAATTCATGGCTGAATTTAAAGCTGCGTATCAAGAAAACAAGGAGAAAAGAAACCTGCAGTCGTCTGCTTGGTATCAGAAAAACAAAAGCAGAATGCTCGATTACTACAAGCAGTATAGAGCCGAAAACAAAGACAAGATAAAGCTATGGAGGAAAACAGAAAGCGCAATGGCTGCACACAGAGCTAGGCAGTCAAGCAAATACAAGACGCCAGAAGGTAAGGCAGAAATGTCTATCAGGAATATGGTTTATCGGATACTAACTGGAGAAAGATGTGGAAAGGCAGTTCAGTTGGTTGGCTACCTGCCCAGCGATTTAGTGGGTAGGATAGAAAGCCAATTCACTGCAGGTATGAGCTGGTCAAATTATGGTGATTGGCATATTGATCACATAGTACCTGTAAAGTTCCTTTTATCTAATGGCATTAGCTGCCCGTCAGTAGTCAATTCTTTGCAAAACCTTCAGCCACTATGGGCTGCAGATAACATATCAAAGCATGCAAAATTCTCAGGCACTATTGAGGATGCAATCAAAATTATTAAGGGGGAGAAATGCTAGTTCTCAGAGATTACCAACAAGCGATGATACAGCAAACCCGCGATGCAATGCGCCAGCACCAGTCAGTGTTGCTACAGGCTCCAACTGGTGCAGGTAAAACTGCAATCACTGTTTTTATGATGAGTAGAGCTGCAGAGCAAGGCAAGCGTGCAATGTTCATCGTGCATCAAAATGAACTACTAACACAAACAAGCGCAGCCCTTTGGCGTCAAAAACTAGAACACGGCACCATTGCAAGCGGTCGAGTTATCAGTCAGCTACCTGTTCAAGTTGCTAGCGTTCAATCGCTAGTAAACAGGCTGCATTTACTAAAAGCGCCTGACTTAATCATCATTGATGAAAGCCACAGAGCTGCAGCTTCTACTTACAGAAAGGTTTTGGACTACTGGCCAAGAGCACGAGTAATAGGGTTGACAGCTACACCGCAACGAACAGACGGGAAGGGGCTTGATGATTTGTTTGATTGCATCGTCAAAGGGCCGTCGATTAGATGGCTGATGGAGCAGGGCTATCTTTCTGATTATGAGATATACGCGCCTAAACTAGTGCAAGATTTATCATCTATTAAAATCAGCATGGGAGATTTCAGTAAGTCGGACGCCGAAAAGGTAATCGACAAACCAAAAATAACAGGTGATGCAGTTGACCACTATTTAAAAATAGCTAAAGGCAAGCGCTGCGTTGTGATGTGCGTAACAATCAAGCACGCTGAACACGTTTGCGAGCAGTACATTGCATCTGGTGTCGCTGCAGCTCAAATTGATGGTGTAATGACAACTGCTGACCGCCAGAAAGTTCTTGCTGACTTTGCTGCAGGTAAAATACTTGTGATTTGCAATGTTCAACTGCTTATCGAGGGCGTTGATATACCGTCCATTGAAGTGGTTCAGTGGCTGCGACCAACGCAGAGCCTGATCGTGTTCATGCAAGGAAATGGAAGAGGTTTGCGACCATCCGATGGTAAAGAAAAGCTGATTGTTCTTGATCACGTTGGTAATGTTGAGCGTCACGGGATGCTTTGTGATGATCGGGAGTGGTCTTTAGAAGGAAGAAAAGCAGGCAAGCGAAAAAAGAAAGACGAATCGCCAGACGTTAACATTCAACAGTGCAAGCATTGCTACGCTGTTTTTAGACCAGGCCATGAAATTTGCCCTTATTGCGGAAAGCCTATAGAGAAAAAAGCAGCTAGACAGTTGGAGGAGGTTGATGGCGAGCTGGTAAAAATAGATATGGAGCGATTCAGAAAAGAGCAACGCAAGGAGCAAGGAAGCGCCAGAACTCTGCGAGACTTGGTTGCTCTTGGGATGCGTCGCGGCATGGCTAAGGCGAGCCAGTGGGCCTGTATTACCATGTGCGCACGCGAACAGCGCAAACCAACGCCAGCAGACTTCAACGAAGCAAGACGCATACAGCAGGAGTTAACGCGATGAACGAAGAAACAAAACTGATGCGGCGCATCATGTTGGACCTGACAGCGGCAGGCTGCCTAGTGTTCCGCAATGAGTCTGCTGGTGCTTATGTTGGTAAGGTTATCCACAAGGACAACCGAATAGTGACGCTGGCAAACGCTCAATTAATAACCTTCGGCCTTGCTGTTGGTAGTGCTGATATTATCGGCATCCACAAGGCGACAGGGCGTTTTCTAGCGTTTGAGGTTAAGACAAGCACAGGGAGACCAACGAAAGAACAACTTAATTTTATTGAACAGGTAAGAGCAGCAAACGGCATAGCTGGTATTGTACGCTCGACCAAAGATGCGTTAGACTTGTTGCCCCAATGACGGGACCAGCCATTGCGATGGCATAATAAACCTTGCGAGGATTTACAGATGACACAATGCGATCACATCGGTCACATGAGATATGTGCGCCGAATCTTTAAAAACGGAACGCAGCATTTTGGCGTTCAATGCTCTAAATGCTTGGATATGGTCAAGACCAAGCGCCACGACAACAAACTTTTTATCTCGATCACTGAGATACCAGCACATAGCACGATCCACGAATACATCGACCCAACACTGAACGATCAGCAAGGGGAGTTGTTATGAACGTGCCAGTTATTGCCAAGTATGCAGAGACATATACAAGCCGCTACGGCTGGCACTTAGTACCAATCGAACCGCTGAAGAAGTTCCCACAGTCAGAAGGCTGGGGCAACAACACGTTAAGCGAGCCAGCGCAAGCGCTTGCCTATTGGCAGTTGCACGCTGATTGGAACATGGGCGCTGCTCTTGGTCCGTCTGGCATGTGCAGCCTTGATATAGACGACGCTGACGGCTTCGCGCTCATTCTTGATGAGTTCGGCATCCCTGCTGATGCGTTGGGTCAGTTCCCGACTATTCAAGGCAAAGGTAAGCGCGTGATGTTTCGCGTGCCTGAAGGTGTCAAGCTGCCATACTGCAAGGTCAACTGGCCTCGCCAAGAAGACCCAAAGAAGCATTACACCATCATCGAGTTACGCGCAGCCTGTGACGGCTCACAGAAGCAAGACGTTCTACCGCCTTCTGTTCATCCTGCAACGCTAAAGCCTTACGAGTGGATAGTGAAGCCGCCTAAGACGCTTGCAGAGTGGCCAACTCCACCTGATTGGCTTCTTGCTATCTGGTGCGCTTGGGATGCGTTCAAGCCGCAACTGCAAGCTGTCTGCCCTTGGGCTGCTAAGCCTGAACGAAAGCAACTGCCACAACGCACGCGCGCACCAACGCAAGGCATGCCAGACGTTAGCGGTGAGTATGAGCGTGCAAACCCAATCGAACAACAGCTTGAGCGTTACGGCTACAAGCGCAAGGGTAAGCGCTACTTATCGCCGCATAGCTCAACAGGGTTGCCTGGCGTTCACTTGCTCGACAACGCACGCTGCTGGATACACCATGCAAGCGATCCGTTATGCAGCGAGGAGTCTGGAAAGCCAGTTAGCAGCTACGACTTGTTCTGCTACTACGACCACGGCGGCGACTACTCCAAGGCGTTCAAGGCTGCTGCTGCTGAGTTAGGCATTCAGTTGCGTGCGCCCGTGCAAGTTAAAGAGCGCACAGAGCAGCCTGTGGTGCAGTACGACGACGCGAGCGATGTTGATGTGTTCGACGCTCAGCCTGATGCGCCGTTGCCGTTCTGTAGTGAGAAAGGGGTCCCGCTTGCTCACATCGCCAACCTGAAAGAAATCTGCCGCAGGCTTGGCGTTACTGTGCGATATAACGTGATCAGCAAGGAAGAAGAAGTCATCATCCCTCGGCAATCGTTCAGCCTTGACAACGAGGGCAATGCCTCACTTGCTTGGCTTGAGTCTGAGTGCAGCCTGTTCAAGATGCCAACAAGCAAGCTGCCAGGGTTCGTTACTTACCTTGCAGACCAGAACCAATACAACCCCGTTGCCAACTGGGTGACTAGTAAGCCGTGGGATGGCAAGGACCATCTTGGTGCGCTGCTTAACACTGTTACGATAAAGGATTCAGCCAACACTAACGCTGTAGTGCTGAAAGACACTCTGATAACTCGTTGGATGATCTCCGCCATTGCTGGCGCGTTTAACCCTAAAGGCGTAAGCGCTTCTGGTGTACTGGTGTTCCAAGGCGATCAGTACGTGGGCAAAACAAAGTGGTTTAAGTCGCTAGTGCCGGAGGATTTAAACCTAATCAAAGACGGCGTTATTCTAAAGCCTGACGATAGAGACAGCGTAAAGCAAGCTGTTAGCTTTTGGCTTGTAGAGCTTGGCGAGCTTGACAGCACGTTCAGGAAAGCAGATATAGCCGCACTGAAAGCGTTTCTGACTAACGACAAGGACGTGCTGCGCAGAGCTTACGCCAGGAAGGAAAGCCAGTACGCACGGCGCACGGTGTTCTTTGGCTCAGTCAACCCGAAAGAGTTCCTACACGACCCCACGGGCAATAGACGTTACTGGACTATTGAGGTCGCCAAGTTGGACCATTCGCATAACATCGACATGCAACAGGTTTGGGCGCAGGTGTATGAGCAGTGGAAGGCTGGCTGTGGTCACTATTTAACGCCTGAAGAAATGGCTCAGTTGAATAGTCATAACGAGGACTTTACAGTTGCCGATCCAATCGAAGAAGTTATTACCAGCAAGTACGACTGGGCTGTGGATAAGTCGCGCTGGACTGATTGGAAGACATCAACTGATGTGCTTCATTCTTGCGGGTATGAGCGTCCAACAAAGGCCGATGCAACGAGTGCTGGCTTGGTTATTCGCAAGCTAAACGGCAACATGAGTAGGCGAACAGCTAACGGAAGGCAACTCTTACTGCCGCCAGTGAAATTGTAAACAGACCCGCTTCGGCGGGTTTTTATTGTCACCTATCTGGGTGACATGGCTGTTTTTTGGTAGGTGACATGCTTTAAGTGTTTGATTTTTATGGAGAAAAAGGCGTTATGTCACCTATGTCACCAATGACTAGGACTTCCATATAGCGGATCGCGTTATACGCCTATTGCTATATTGCCTATATAAATATAATTATTACTATATAGGTGTCATAGGTGTCAATGGTGACGGAGCCTTAGCGCTGCAAGGCTTTCAGAGCATGCCACCTTTATGTCACCTTTTTAGGTGTCAATTTGCTTGATTTACTTGACACCATAAACCAATCTGATAATATCAAACGAGACAACAACGAAGGAGTTAAGATGAAACCAATCGCCAACCTAGTGGTCAAGTACAAAACAACATACCGAGTGGCAAAGCTGCTCGGTAAGACTCCAACAAGCGTTATCCGCTGGGTAAACGCAGGTGCTTTGATTGATGATCAAGGCAATGTTTGGATTCAGACAGCTAAGACAGACTACAAGGAGTCAACATGCGCGGACTGACCTACATTGTAAAACAAAAAGCCAGCAACGGCGTGTTGCGCTTAGCTGAGCTAAAACCAAACAGCTTAGAGATTGCCAAGCGCTTAATCTCTCAGGGTGAGCTGATTAAAAGCAAGTGTGGCACTGGGTTTGTTATTGGGGAGTTGAAGAAATGAAGTGGATTAGTGTTTTTGATATGCTGCCCGCAGATGGCAGCAGAGTATTGTGCTACAGGCCTGCCGCAGCAATTGACGAGATAGCAATCAGGACTTTTTACAGAGGTCAGTTTTCAGGGAGTGTTCCCGTGTTATTTTGGATGCCATTACCAGCGGCGCCAGAGGTGGAAGAATGAGCAAGATAACGCTTATCTGCAATAACAATCGCTTGGACAATATTGAATTTATCGAGCATAACAAAGCTTTGCTGATCGAAGCCAGGATGGACATTGAAACAGACCAGCCAGTGATTTTGCTGAATAAATCAAGTGTTGCAAAGTTGGTTGAGTTTCTTAACGGTTTGGAGTTGGAAGAATGAAAACGGATAAAGAATTGCTAGAACTTGCAGCGAAAGCAGTAGGTTTAAACATTAAAATGTACGAAGTTGATCAAGATGATAATTTCAGCGGCTTAGTGGTTGGCAGGCGTGGAACGAAAGAAAAAGTTTGGTGGAATCCTTTACGCTCAGATGGCGACGCGCTTAGGCTGGCTGTCATGTTAAATCTAACAGTCTGTACAGGCCCATGCCAAGCCTCCGCAACTTCGATAAGTGGCGCGCTATCTGGCTTCTTCCCTAAAGAAGACACAATCGAGCAAAATGCGTTTTCTGCGGTACGAAGAGCAATTGTTAGGGCTGCCGCACAGGTTGGAGAAATGCAATGACAACAGCTTACGACATTTGGAAATTCATCGACCACGCAGACGACAGCGTTGAGCGCGCACGGATTGAACAACTAGCGCAGCAAATCCGCAGCGAAATGAAAGCGAGCGATTTTATTCAGGAAGTGGAAATCGATGCATCGTTTGATGTTGAGTGCTGCAAGGCCATTCAACTGATGTTTCTTGGCGGTGATGCGGAAACGTGCGCAAAGGTTTTGAGTGATTATGCTGATGCTTGGTTGACTAGGCAGGCGATGAAGTTGGCGCAAGAATACAAAAACTAGCGGCTTATGCCGCTTTTGGATAACCAAGATGAAAAAACGAAAAAACAACTGCAATCTAAAGCGCCTTTTAGTGCAGACTCGACTAGCTGTGGCTGACCTTGCTTTAAAAATGCGATTAAACAGCGCAGAAAAGGGCGTAGACATCGTGAAATACAAAACAGGTGGCCAGTAGCGATTGGGCAATCCGTCGCGGCAGCGCTTGATACAACGCAGTTTAGATGGGCCGTGCTTTTGACTGTCTACGCCAAAGAGTCAAACGGCAAGGATAAGACTTTAACTAAATGGGTTCGACTCGCTGCGCCATATCGGCATAATGAGCTAACAGATTGGCTGCGTGGCGAACACCAAGAGATGATCGACAACTGCAAGGCTGAGGTTATCGACGCGGGCTGGTGCGCTCTGCCTGTGCCGCCTAAGTTTGTAAGTGATGAACAGGAAGAAAGATTGATTGACCAACTGACGGAGCTACTAGCATGAACAAATACAAAATCGGCCTAACAACAAAACAAGGTCACTACTTGGAAACCGAAATTACAGCAACAAACATGCTCGGCTTAGTTCAGCCGCTTGTGTATGAATTAGCAGTTGAACACAAGATTGTTTTTGATGATGTGGTAGAGTTGGATATTACGGAGATCAACTAAATGAAATTCCATGTAATTATTGTTCGACAAGAACCATACGAAGGCGATTATGAGTTAAGCAGCGAGCAATTTGACACGCTTGAAAAAGCGATTGAAATCGCAAAAGCTAGACAGAAAGAAATTGATTATGAAAATGATCACGTTCGCATTGAGGTTGGCGGTTGGAATGATTGAACTAATTAAGCTCTCAGGTGCATTGCTCCTAACCTGCTTGCAGTTGTATTTTTATCTGCTGCTTACGGTGTCAATCGTTGGCGGAGCGGTTTACTTGTTGATTAGTTATCCGCTTCCGACTCTTGCGATTGCAGGTTTGATACTGGCAATTCGATGATTAAGTAGCTACAATATCAGCTGCTCAATTGCGAGCAGGCGATGTCGCAGACATTGGGAGGAAGGCCGCTTAACAGCGGCTTTTTTTTGCGCTATACTCAACTGACGGTAGTACCGAATAGTGAGAGGAAAGCCAGTGGCTAAAGTAGATGAAAATAGCTCAAAAGCCAGTAATGGCAAGGGCGTTAGACTAGGTGGACGCCAAAAAGGAACTCCAAACAAGGACAAGCAAGAGTTGCTAGATATGATTCTGGCTACAGGCTGCAAACATCCAATTCAGGGACTCGCGGAGATTGCTAAAAAGTCGCATGAAAATGGCGATGTTGAGTTAGCGAGAGATTGTTACAAAGAGTTAGCGCAGTATGTCGCTCCGAAACGAAAAGCAGTTGAACACACTGGGCACATCGAAACTGAACAAGTTCAACTTGTAGTTGTCTTAGATTCTGAATCTGATGCAGATTAAGCTAACAAAGCCACAAAGCCAAGTTTGGCGCGGAAAGACTCGATTTAAGGTGCTTATCTGTGGCAGGCGCTTTGGCAAGACCTTCTTTGCCTTAACTTGGTTGCTGGCTCAGGCTGGCGCTAAGAAAGGCATTTACTACTACATTGCCCCGTCTTACGTCATGGCGAAGTCAATAGCCTGGCGATTACTTAAAGAGCTTGGCGACGGCTTGTTTTCAGTCAAGAACGAATCTGAGTTATTCATCGAGCTTCCAAACGGTTCAGTCATTCAGTTAAAAGGCGCTGAGAACCGCGACAGCTTGCGCGGTGTTTCTTTGGCTGGCGCTGTGCTGGATGAATACTGCTTTATGTCAGAAGAAGTCTGGACAGAGGTTGTAAGACCTGCAACATCGGATCAGCTCGCGCCAGTTGTTTTTATTAGCTCGCCAGCGGGCTGGAACTGGGCCAAAGACCTTTACGACTACGCCAGAAACGGAGATGACGAAAATTGGCAGGCGTGGACATTCACCACAGCAGACGGCGGCAATGTGGCACTATCCGAGATTGAAGCGGCCAAGCGAGAGCTGCCAGAAAGAACATTTAAGCAAGAGTACCTTGCCAGCTTTGAAACTCTATCAAATCGCGTTTACTCAAACTTTGATCGTGGCATTAATATCAGCAGCTCACTAGCAACTGTAGACGATACAAAAGAGTTGTTCATTGGCATAGACTTCAACGTGTCGCCAGTTACGGCGGCTATCGGTGTTAAAGTTGTTGACCAGTTGCATATTATTGACGAAATAAGCATTGAGAACAGCAACACAACAGAGTTAGCGCAGGAAATTAAACGGCGTTACCCTAATCACAAAATTCGAGCGTATCCAGATCCAGCAGGCAGAGCTAGAAAAACTAGCGCGGCTGGCGGCGTTACTGATTTTGTTATTCTTGAGCAATTCGGATTTATCACTTTTGCACCAATGGCGCATGATCCAGTTGCAGACCGTATTAACACAGTGCAGGCAATGCTTAGAAATGCCAAAGGCGAAAGCAGGTTGTTTATCCATCCTCGCTGTAAAGAGTTGATAAAAGGCTTGGACGGCATGACGTATAAGAAAGATACTAATTTACCTGATAAATCGCTTGGCCTTGACCATATCACTGACGCTCTTGGTTATCTTGTATGCTATGAATTCCCAATCAATGCGCCTATGTCATCACCACTATCATGGGGCCGCAGATGATAGACATAGCCGATCATCAACCACATATCGTCGCAGCAACTGCCGAAGCGGTACACGTTATTTGTCTAACAGATATTCGCAGGCTCGCGCAAGGTTTGCCTTATAACGGAGACAAGGCGATAATGATTCAAATACTAGCTACAGCATTGAGAGATTTAATCGATGAGCATGACAGCAGATCAACTTAGGCATGAAGCAATGCTGCAACGAGTGGCAACGGGTTTGTTAAAGACCAATGTTTACCCGTCACTCGCAGAAGCCTATAAGTCAGTGCGCGAAATCCTGTTGGCTCAAGAGGAAATCAAGAGCGCGGCACAGCTTAATCGCATCACAAAAGCAATCAGCGCATCTATTACAGAGATTTACTCGACAGGCTGGCAAGAAGCCACTAAAGAGCTGCAAGGTTTGGCGGTTTACGAGTCGAGCTATTATGCAGAGCTTATTGGCAAGTGGAATGATGTTGAGCTAACAACGCCAGGCAGCAAGACGATACTTGATTATGTCAATGCAGCTTTGATGGTGCTAGGCGAAGGCGAGCGCGCAAAGGTTGGTTCATGGGCTGAGTTTGTTAACAGCGCAGTCGATGAATACGCGCAACAGTACAATAACTTGGTGAAGATTGGCTACACTCGCGGAGCAACGGTTCAGCAGATTGCAAGGTCATTAAAGACGTTCAACGATGGACTAGCCAAGCAGCAGGCAGAAGCATTAGCGCGAACAGGTGTTATGCACTATGCACAGAACGCGCGCGAAGCAATGGTCAGGGATAACAAGGATATTGTTGATAAGCGGTATTTCTTGGCGATGTTGGACAATCGCACCTCGCTTGGATGCAGGTCGTTACACGGTCGAACATGGCAGCTAGACGATGACAGCTATGTCAGACTGCCCAGACATTTCCGTTGCCGTTCAAGTTATCTATATCTGCTAGAAGGTCAAACCAAACCAATCGGCATGGCTCCCGCTATTGGCTCAGGCGCAGATTACCCAACCGAAGGCGACGAAAAGCCAACATACAAAGGGCGCAAAGACTTAGGCACATTTAAAATTGAGCAAGTGCCTGCGGACATTTCGCCTGACGCATGGTTGCGCCAACAGTCGAGAGAGTTTGTTATTGACTCGCTTGGAAAGACTAGAGCAGAGCTATTTCTAGATGGTGGATTGAAGCTAGAAAGCATGAGTGACACATTCGGCAATCCATTAACTTTGGACCAGTTACGCGAGCGAGACTCCGCCAGCTTTGCCAAAGCAGGCATTTAGCATTAAACTATTGAAAACCATTAAGGGCGCAACATGCAGCAGATTATTTTACACGCACAAGCAGCATTGATGCTGCCGAAGATCCAAGAGACACGCACCGCTTTAGCTGGTGAGTTCTTTGTCAAGCAGGCTCAATACGATTTATTGCCACATCCGAGCGATGGCGACAAGACGACGATTGACGCGAAGAATCGTTATGCAATCTACATTGCAAACGCTGAGTATCAAAACTATGGCGGCCAGACGTTAGCAAGCCTGCTTGGTCGAATGAAGATTAAAGAGGCTGATATTCAAATTCCTGACAGCCTTGGCTACTTAATGGAATCGGCAGACAATGACGGCACATCGTTAACGGGAATGATTGAGCAAACAGCATCGGAAATCATGCCGCTAAAGTGGCAAGTGCTTGTTGCTGATTATCTTGGGCTGTCAGATGTTGATCTGACTGATGTATCAATCGAAGACGTTAAACGCGCCAATCCTCGCGCAACTATTAAAGCATACAACCGCGACAAGGTTGTGACATGGCATTTCACCCGCATCAATGGTGTTATGCAGCTTGCTTACATCATGCTGCGCGAGGACGGTACAGAGTTCGACATCCAAACAGGCGCACATAAAGCGGTTGAGTCTTACTTAATCCTAGCGCTTGATGAAGATGGCAATTACTTTCAGCAGAAAGTGGTTAAACGCACAGCAGGGCTGGAAGAAGGCGAGCGCAGCTATGTTACTGTAAATAATGCACCACTAACCTGGTTGCCTGTTGTGTTTGCATCGGATGAAGAAATCAAGGCTGGCGAACTGCCGAAAGAGCTTGGCTTCATTAGCCCGATTTGTGATTTGGCACTTGCACGTTATCGTATGAGCGCTGAGTACAAAGAGACAATCCGCAACTTGCCGCCAACAACTTACGTTTTCGGTGCGCGTAGTAACTTTATGGAGCTATTCGAGCAAGCTAACGGACGCAGCTACATTGAGACAGGTTCGGGCAGTCGCAACACGTTACCAGAGGGTTGCACAGTTGAGGTCATTGGTTGCGAGACATCGGTTTCACCATACGAATCATACTTCGAGCGCAACACGCAAGAAGCCCGGCAGATGGGTGCAGTGCTTCAAGGTGATGTCAAAGCCGCAACAGCTACAGAGGCAGAAATTGCAGCAGCAGAGAATAATGCTCGATTAGTTGCGTTGGCTCAGGGCTTAGAATCGGCATATCAACGTGCAATCCTGTACTGCGGTATGTTTGAAGGCTTATGGGACGCTGACAACATCGAAGAAAACATGGATCAAGTCGTGATCAGCTTGCCTCGCACGTTTGCCAAGTCGAAGTTATCAGTTGATGAAGTGCGCGTGATTATGGAATTAGTACTTGCAGGACTCAAGCCGAGAGAGTTGGCGATTCGTGAACTAGCTGAGGGCGGTTGGTCGATGGATGATGCAGAATCGGTGCTAAATGCTATTGACAGCGGCGAGAATTTGACAGCTTAGCTTTACAGGCATAAAATCAAATAGCGCAAGTAGTGCTTGCGCTTAAATTAAACAGGGGATTGTATCCATGCCATTAACACAAGAACAGTTTGAATCGTTGCCAGAATTTGTTAAATCCGACTACACGCAACACGAGGGCGCTTATGTGCCAGTTGCAGAGTTAAAGGTTGGCAAGCTGAAAGACAGCTTAAACGGCTTAGATAGCAAACTGAAAGAATTTGAAAAGAACGAACAAGCCAAACTTGAGGCGGCTCGCGCAGAAGCGCTAGAAAAGCTCAAGAAAGAAGGCAAAGTGGACGAGATTTTAGCCGATGCAGAACGGCGCATTGGTGAAACTAAAGCTCAGTATGAAGAACGGTTGCAGCGCATGACTACTGCGATTAAAACCGAAAAACGCTCAGCTTTAGTTGCAGACTTAGCAAGCGAATTGGCAACAGACTCAGGCAGCAAAGCATTCAAGCGCCTAGTTGCAGATCGTATTGACGTTGACCCAGAAACGGGCAAAGTAACATTTTTAAATGATGATGGCAGTGCCTCATCATTGGATTTTGCAGGGTTCAAAGCGGAGTTATTAAAAGACGATAGCTTTGCGCCACTGTTAAAAGCAGGCATCGTTACCAAAGGCGGTGGCAATGCTCAAGGCTCAACAGGTGCAGGCGGTGCTTCTTCTGTTGGCAATTTAGGCGGCTCACGCGCAGAACGCGAAGCAGCTTTAGCTCGAAAGTTTAAATTACCAATCAACTAACGGAGAGTATCACCATGGCATTATCACAAATGCAGGTTTTTAATGAATACATCATGCCAGCAACAATTGAAACGCTCGGCCAGATGATCGACAAGTTTAACGCTGCTTCAAACGGCGCTATTCGCTTAACTACAACTGGCTTCAGCGGTGATTTCCTGCAAGAGTCTTTCTTTGCTGGCATTCACGCCGCACAACGCCGCGTTGACCGCTATGCTGCAAACGGCACTCCATCTGTGACCGATTTGTCGCAACTGAAGCACAGCACAGTAAAAGTTGCTGGCGGCTTTGGTCCGATCCGCTTTGAGCCTTCGCAAATGACTTGGTTAACCATGCCAACTGCTCGCGGTATCGAAGTAGCATCACGCAACTTTGCAGAAGCGTTATTGGCTGACCAATTAAACAGCGCAATTTTAGCTTTACGCGCTGCGATCGCTGGCCAAGCTACTGCAACTAACGACGTTTCAGCAACTGCTGGTATCAACCAAATCAGCTTAAACGGCGCACACGCTAAGTTTGGCGACCGCTCAGGCGATTTAGTGGCTACCGTTATCAGCGGTGCAACTTATCACAAGCTGGTTGCAGATAACCTGGCGAACACTCCGCAATTGTTCCAAGCTCAGAACGTGCGCGTAGTTGACATCCTTGGTAAAGCAATGATTGTGACCGATGCGCCAGCATTACGCGTTGCAGGTACGCCAAACAAGGTGTATGCACTGTCATTAGTTGACTCCGCCGCTATCGTTCACGATGCAGGCGATGTAATCAGTAACGTGCAAACCAACAACGGCAAAGACCGCATCGAAACCACGATGCAAGTTGATTACAGCTTCGGTCTTGGCTTGAAGGGTTACGCATGGGACGAAACAAACGGCGGCAAATCGCCAACCGACGCAGAGCTTGGGACCGCAAGCAACTGGGATAAGGTTGCTACAGACATCAAGATGACTGCGGGCGTAGTAACAATCGGTGACGAAGCGAAAGCATAACTTATAGCGGGGCTCGCCCCGCTTTACTTTCAAGAGGTGAGTTATGGAAATCGTTTATTTACCGATGCCAGTTAGCGTTGAAGAAAAGCGCGAATGGAACAAAAAAGGCTTTAAGGTTGTCGATGAGTTTTATAAACCAGCCGAAGAACCAAAGCCAGAGCCAAAAGCCAAAAAGAAAGCCGCAGAATAAGCGGCTTTTTCTTTACGCACTCAACAACTTGGCTTAATATTAATGAATCCACGGTTGGCGACAATGCCACGATGCAAGGTTAAAGACTTTGGCTGCTTCCTCAGCCTGCAATAGCTTCCTTGTTGAAATTGTCGTAGGCAGGTTCTTTCCGTCTGCATAGTACGGTTTCTACCTTTCCGCTTTAGCTGCTAAGTGCCGACATCGCAGCAAACAGGCCCGCTAATGCGGGTTTTGTTTTTTCTTGGGCTTGCGCTATACTAATTCAGCCGATGTTTCTCACGGATGAGTCGCGGCATCAACCTAACTTAAAAGCGGAGTTTATTTTATGCCAGCAGGATCAACAGCAGTTACCAAGCCAGTAAAGCCAAGCTCACAAAAAAGCACAGGCAAGAAAACTAAAAAATGAGCAACTTCGAAGCGTTTGCTTTAGTTGTTGCCATTTGGCTTTTAACAGGCAGGGGTATTAACCTCTGCTTTGTTATCATCATTTATTACGCTTTATATCTAGCTTATCCAATCGTCGAGCAAGGCGCTATTGTCCAAACTTTCTTTGGTGAGGCTGTGATTATTCACGCATCACAACTAAGCTTTGACACTATCGCTTTAGTACTTACCTTTGCAATATCAACTATTTATCACAAATCTATAAAGATTTATTTGTGCTATGGTGCAATAATAGCTACAAGCGCTATCCTTAACGCTTTGATGTTGTTCGGAATTGCATACGGCATCGAGGAATTGTTTTATCAGGCGCATGCGTTTAGGCAGAATATAGCTGTGCCGCTTGATTTGTTGTTCGCGGCGCTAGGGAGTAGCAAAGGTGGACAATTCACAGATTATTTTAGTCGCGGTTTGCTTAGTACTGGTCGCTCAGTCTATAATCGCTTTAATCGTTTTAGTAATTACTTTAAAGGCGTTTAGCTATGGCAGACATCAACGAACTGAAAGTACTGGTGGAGCAGCACGACAGGGACATTCAAGCAATTCAAGCCAGCACTGCAAAGATGATCCAAGGGCAGGAGAAGTTAACGGATTCAATCAACGGTTTGACCCTTAGTTTGCAGCGGTACATTGACCGCCATGATTCTGTTGCGCGGGAATTAGTAGTTTTGCAATCTGATTTGAGGTCTTTAAGAGACAAGCACATTGAGAATCAGCCAATCATTGACGGCATCCGTGCGATACATGGTAAACTGTTGCTAGTGGTTATCTCTGCGCTTGCTTCGCCTGCTGCAATCCTGGCGATGCTGGCTGCAACAACTAAAGGCGGCTAAACATGGCAACAGTCGGTACAAACTCTTACATTACACAAGCGCAATACGAGGCCTACGCAGCGGAGCGCGGAATTACCGTGCATCATGCGACTGTTGATCACGATTTAATCCTATCCGCCGACTTCATCGACACTTACTATAACTTCAAAGGCTCAGCGGTTGACGAAGCGCAAGCAATGAAACTACCGACTGATGAAGTTGCAATTGCTGACATCACGAAAGCTGCATTGAAAGCAATGGAGCTACAACAGGCAGACCGACTGTCATTAAATCCGACTACGCTTGCTGGCGGATTGATTAGCAGCGAATCTAAATCGCTTGACGGCGTTGGCTCTAAGTCTGTCACTTACGAGCAAGGCACGCAAGTAACATTCAAGCCAAGAGTACCTGAGCTTGATTTGCTGTTGCGCCCTTACACTAAAGGCAGTTCAGGCTTGCAACGAGGCTAATCATGGCGACGACTAAAGCGGAGTTTCAGGATTTAGCAGACGAACTCATTAATGATGAGTTTGCAGGCTTTCGCCAGGCTTTAGTTATCACGAGCGGCGGAAGTTATAACCCAGTCACAGAAACAGTCACAGGCGCGACGAATCGCACATATCAGGCTGTTAAGTTCTCAGTTGACGTAGTTGATTGGCAAGGTACTGATGCGCAGCAGAGCGACACAGGCGCGGTTTACACTCGCATTGATAGCTTTGTGCCGAGCGTAGGCGATTATTGCACATTGGGCGGAGTGGCGATGTCTATTGTTGCGCTTAAACTCGATGCAGCAGATGCGACAGTTAAGCTTGTGCTGAGGGCTAGATAATGGCTGTTGACTACGAGAAAGAGTTATCCATTGCGGCAGAGCTAACGGCAGACGTTGCGCAGGAAATCCGCAAGTTGGGGATTTTAGTGGATCAAACCATTGTTGCTGCAACGCCATTTGACACGGGGCGGGCTAAGTCGAATTGGCTGATGGGTATCAACACACCGCCAGGCGGAACCAATGAAAGCAACATTGACAAAACGGGTAGCTATGCGCTTGAGCTTGCTAAGTCTGTTGCTGCGCAATATCCAGACAACGAATTGCCTGATTTATGGATTGTTAACAACTTGCCTTACATCCAGCGACTCAATGAAGGCTGGTCTGCGCAGGCTGGCACAAAATACATCGAACAAGCTATTGATCAGGCGGTAAGCTATGGCAGATAAAAGATTTAGCGAAGCGGTAAAAAGCATTACCGCACAGATTGCAGGAACACCGCCAGCAGGCGTTTCAATTTACTATCCAAACCAAA